CGCCGAATGGGCTGCTGCTGGCGATTACGCTTGTACACTGGGTACTGCAGTCCATAGCGTAGCTGAATACGAATGGCAGAATAAGGAATTCTATCCTGACAAGGCGCTCCTGGAACAGTATGAAGGCATGCCTGAAGACTTTGAATGGCGTAAGAAGAAGGCGAAAGCTTTGATCACTACGCTGAAGGAACGTTATATCCCGTTGAAAAACGAATTCATCGTGTATGATCGCGATTGGGGTCTGGTTGGTACTATCGACTTCCTCTGCTACAACACTGTGAAGAACTGTTACTCCATCCTAGACTGGAAGACATCCAAGAAGTTCGATCACAATAATAGATTCCAGAAGATGAAACCTCCGTTCGAAACCGAAGATGACTGTAACTGCGTACATTATAGCATGCAGCTGTCGATGTACAAGGCGATCCTCGAGAAACACTGTCCATCTATCAAAATCGGCGAGATGATGCTGGTACAGATTCCGAATAAGGAAACCAGTAAGTCTGAGATTTATCTCTGCAAGGATTACTCTCAGAAATTCCTGGAATATTTTGACAAGAAGAAAAAGGCTTAATAGAAATTTTACTATATTTTATGTAAACGTTAAGGAAATGTTTACATGAATTATAATAAAGACCTTATCAACTTGATTTCACAGCTTTCAAATATCCAGCAACAGCTGGTTATGGAAAAGAACGGTGAAGTGTTCAATATGCGTGCCAACGATGACAAGCTTAATGTATGCTTCACCCTTACGGCTCCGCTGGCCTATTTCGATTTCCCAGGTGAAAAGATTGGTTTCTTCAACTTCTCCACTTTCAAGAAGTATTTCGACATCTTCGATAAACCGTCCAAGGATCCTGCAATCTCGAATACGCCGAAGCTCGACATCGAACTTAATGAATCTGGCGAGCCGTATATTCTGAATATTTCTTCCAGTATTGATGCCCGTCATTTCGTCAATAAGCTCGGTATGCCTGAAGTACTCTCGAAACCGCAGTTTAATCAGATTAACATGCCGACACCGGATGCTGAACTCTATTTCTCAGAATCGGACGTAAACGATCTTAATTCAATGGTTTCCCTCATCAAGGCTGACACCATTCAGTTCCACTTCGAAGGCAAGACCTGTACTGCCAACCTGACAAGTATGTTCAGCGGCGATACCTACTCCGCCCAGTACGACCTCAAGAACAATGTGGAAATCCCGTTCGATTTCATGGTTCCTATCCGTGGTATCAATACTCTTCCGTCTGCTGCTTACAACATCCAGGTCGCCAAGCGCGGTCTCATGAGATTCGAACAGCTCCGTGAAGACGATATTAAACTTAACATCTACTGGTCGAGGAAGAAAGCATAATGTCTATCGATTATCAGTCTCTTGTACCTCCTGATAAGCGTGCACCGGAAGAAGATCTCCATGGCGTCAATGCCATGACTGTGATTCGCCGTGCAGCCGAAGCGATGGGCATTATCTTAAACGACCCCAAGCCAAACTGTAAAAAGTGTCATGGCCGGGGTTACCTCGGTAGGCACGCAGAATCCGGCGAACCGGTTCCGTGCCCGTGCCTGTTCCCCAAGCCCGATAGAGAGGTTGGCGAAGTTCAGCTTCGACCAAGGAACAGAGCCGAACGAAGAGCAAAGAAGCACTAATTGTCTTACCTCCTTTTCCACAGTGCATCTTTCCAGGGAAAATCTAAATGATTTTCCCTCTTTCTTTTTTATCTTAATAGATTTTTTCTATCTTTATCCTGTAAAACTATCTAAAGGTACAAAACATGAGTGATTCTACTACTGAACAATATATCTGGGAACATAAGTTCCGCCCTAAGACTCTCAAAGACGTTATCCTTCCGCAAGATTATCGGAATTTCTTCAACAAGATCGTTCAGGACAACGCTGGCGTAAACATTCTTCTCGAATCCCGTCACGGCGGTACCGGTAAGACCACCGTCGCACAGGCGCTCGCCAATGACCTCGGCGCACAGTTCATGAAGCTCAATGCTTCCAACTCCAACGGCATTAATACAATCCGTAACACCGTAGAAGAGTTCGCCAAGACCATGAGTTTCAACGATACTCCCAAACTCGTTCTCCTGGACGAAGCTGACGGTCTCACTCCTGAAGCTCAAAAGGCCTTAAGAGAAATCCTCGACGATCTCTCTGACAACTGCCGATTCATCCTGACATGTAACTATGCCAACAAGATCATCCCGGCCATCCGAGATGACGAAGGCGGTCGTACCATGACTCTCAAATTCGATATGCAGAAACCGGAATACCGCGCAGAGTTAATCCCACAGGTTTATAAGAGAATTACCGGAATTCTGAAATATCTTAAGATTCCATACGAGGAAGAAGCAGTCACCCAGTTGATTAACAAGAAGTTCCCGTCAATCAGAACCATCCTGGCCAGGCTCCAGTGCTATTCCATGATGAAGGGCAAGATCGATTCGGGTTTAATGGATTATGTCAATATCGGCGATGCTCTCTGCCAGATGATTCTCGAAAAGAAACTGACAGATTCCATGAACTATATCAACGAACACTGCCTCAACTATACTGACGTATTCGGATTCCTCAAGACAGAAGTAATCCCGAAGATGAAAAAGAAAGGCGATGCATATCTCCAGCTCTCCGAATACGACGCCAGAGCTTCGATTTCGAATGACCCGGAAATCCATATCCTGGCCTGTCTGATTCAGATGTTCCAATGCGTATAAATACGGTACTATGTTAGACTCACAGAAAATATCATTTCAGGACTTCGCCATAGGCTATAAGCACGGAATCTATGTGTTATCACAGGATTCCTGCGAAATATGCCATAAGTACAGACAGTCCATTGAACATATCAATAACGGAAACCTCTATTTCGTAGAGGTAACTACGCAGCGAGATCGCGATCTGGTCTACAAGATGACCCAGCGCGCAGCCTTCCCTATGACCTGCTGTTACTGGGATAATGAACTGGAATACGTCCGTATCGGCCAGTTATTCGAACTGCAACTGAAAGAAATCTATAAATCCCTCGAAAAATTCGGCCCGAAACCGTTAACTGAGCTGGAAAAACGTAGAAGAATGCAGGCTTTGAAATCTAAATGCGAGCCCGCATACTACATTTTCCCGCCTGATATTTCAGAGCAAGACCGCGAAAAATTAACCTATAAGGCTATAAATTTTGCGGAACTGCCCATAGATGTCGAACGGATCTGCCCTAATCTCGAGGAAGACAAGAGATATAAACTCTTCGAAGGCAGCTTCAGGCTCGCCAAACTCGTTATCTTCAAGGACGAAAATACCAATATCTACAGCGATTTCGCACAGAGACTCATGACAGGCTACATGTCCAAGGTTAAGGACGCGAGCTTCGTTATCAGAAATATAAAGGACACATTGAATGCTTCAGATAATCCCGATCAGCAACAGAACTAACCAGGTCGATTCCGATAAGGTCAAGTATATCGAAAACATCCCTCATGACTCCATGGCCAAGAAATACAACAGGGCCATCGAACAGTTCGTTTTGAATTCGGACGAGAAATATATCTGTTTCCGCCATGAAGATACAGAACTGAGAACTCCCCTGGACGTTATCGAATTCAAAGTCGATAAGGTCTGCCAAGAATTCAACGCGGCGGTCATGGGAGTCATCGGTACGATCGCCTTGGACCAGGGCTGTGCATGGTGGCATGGAGTCCCATCCGCTGGCGGTCGAGCCAACTACGGTGCAGGTTCCATCATCCAGGGCGGAATGAGGCCGAAACTCGACGAGAACAAGAATCCGATTCTCGACAAGGACGGTAAACCCGTAATGGAACACTATGAATACCCGATGAACGATCTCCCTGGTAACCATAAGTTCATGGCCACGGTGGACGGATGCTGCATGTTCTTCCCCAAGTGGTTCTTCGAAAAAGGTTTCAGATTCGACGAATTACTTCCGGATTTTCACTTCTACGATGCCGACATCTGTCTTCAGGCGCTCGCCGCGGGCTATCGGGTAGCCACGGTGGCGGTCTCGGTCAAACATGAATCCCAAGGCGAACTCCCTAAGAACTGGGAACAGCTCAGGTTGAATTTCTTCAACAAGTGGACTTCCGCGGTCAACGGCAACTGGCCGATTTCAAGACTCTCGAAGTTCGATATGTCCAAAATCAAGACAATACCAACCAAGAAGGTAGACGATGGAAACAAAACCGAAAAAGCGTAATCCTCTCTGGGACATCCTGACAGCACTCTGTACCAAACAGTACCCGGAATGGAAAGACCTTCCGGAAGAACTCCAGAATGGCTATTCCCAGTTCATGATCAACAGGTTCATCTGCTCCTACGACTATTTGATTCCGGTGGCGGACCAGCTCGCCACACAGAAACTGACCGACGATATGCACTACAATATCCTCATCGGGTACGTAAAGCATACCAAGCACTATTTCAAATATGACTACTTCAAGGGAACCCAGGAATTCGACCAAACCGAAATCGATTCCGTCAAGAAGGAATATGACCTGACGGACCGCGAAGCCAAGTTCTACCTCGGAATCCTGACCAAGGAACAGAAATCCCACATCGTGAATAAATGGAAAGACTATTTCAAATTCACAGCGATCCCCAAGGAATAACCTTAATTGAATTCGGCCCGCCGGGCTTAATAGAAAATCCAGAAGTTAATTCTGGATTTTTCTTATATGGTGGAAATCTGTAGTCGGAATTGGATCGCCGAAAAATTTTACGAAAAAAAATTTTTTGCGTAAAAAATTTTTTACAATTAAGATCTAAGTATTCCGGCGAGCCAGATTTCTAGTAAGGTATTTATCTTAATAGATTTTAGCGAGCCTATTTTCTGATTAATAGATTTGGCGAGCCTGAAACGGTCTTAATAGATTCGGGCGGGCTAAAATATGCTTACACGGAGACGGGCGGGCCTGTGAATAAAATGTT